TACGAGATCAGCATCGTGAGCGTGCCTGCCGACGCCTCGGTCGGCGTGGGACGCGCCGCACCGGCGCCGGGAAATCCGCCAGAGGATCGGGAGCCGGCGGTCGGCGAGGATGAGGCAACAGCCAACCCCGGCGCCGCGCGCGCTGCCAACGAGGACTACACCATGAACAGCAAGATCCTGCGCGACGCCGAGGGCAACCTCGTCCGGGCCAAGGTGGACGATGCCGGCAAGATCATCGAGATCCTCGAAGTGCTCGAGCGAGCCGGCGCGGACATGGCGCACGCGCGCGGCGAGGGCGAGAGCCGCAGCCAGCAGCGCGTCGCCGCGATCATGACGCTGGGCCGCGAATATGATGCGCTCGACCTCGCGTCGCAGTTCATCGAGACCGGCAAGAGCCCGGAGGACTTCCAGCGGGCCCTGCTGGCGCACGTCAACCAGCGCGGCGGCAACCGTCCGCTTGCAGCCGGCGACGCCGCGGGCGGCGCGACCACAGGCGATGCGGACGGCTTTCGGTTCTTGCGGCTGTTTCAGGCCGCCTTCAACCCGACCGACGCGCGGGCCCAGCGGCACGCCGCGCTTGAGCTCGATCTTGTTTCGGCCGCGACCGAGCGGGCGCGGCTGTCGGGGCGTTCGGCCAAGGGCCTGCTGATCCCGCCCGAGGTGCTGATGCGCGCCCTCAACACCGACACCGCCGGCGGCGCTGCCGGCGACACCGGCGGGTTCTCGATCGCGACCGAGCTGCTGTCGGAATCCTTTGTCGAGATGCTGCGCAATCGCACCATTGCGATGCAGCTGGGCACGCCGCTGGGCGGGCTTGTCGGGAACGTCGATATCCCGCGGCAGACCGGCGGGGCCACGGCCTATTGGCTGGATGAGGACGCCGACTCCACCGAATCCGCGCTGGACATGGATCAGGTCAGCATGGCGCCGAAGACCATTTCGGCCCATGGCACGATCACGCGCAAGCTGCTGCAGCAGTCTTCGATCGACATCGAGGGGCTGGTGCGCCGCGACCTCGCGAGCACGCTCGCGATCGGCATCGATCGCGGGTTCTTCTATGGCTCCGGTTCCGCAAACCAGCCGCTTGGCCTGCGCAACCTGTCCGGGCTTGCCACCATCGATTTCGGCGGGGCCGGCTCGGGCGGTGGCGTGCTGCTGCCGACATTCGCCGAGGTGGTTGCGATGGAGACGGAGATCTCCGCGTCGAACGCGGACGTCAACAGCATGGCTTACGTCGCCGATGCGCGCATGCGCGGCCATTGGAAAACCACCGAGAAGTTCGCGGGCGCGAGCGGCTCGACCGTCTGGGAGCAGGGGAACACCGTGAACGGCTACCGGACCGAGATCACCAACCAGATCGCGTCTGGCGAGACGTTCTTCGGCAACTTCGCGGATGCGCTGATCGGCATGTGGGGCGGGCTCGACATTCTGGTCGATCCCTACAGCCTCAGCCAGAAGGGCCGCCTGCGCATCACCATGTTCCAAGACGTCGACTTCGTTTTCCGCCGCGCCGAGAGCTTCTGCCGCGGCATCGACCTGACCTGATCCGGCGGGGCCGCCGCGCGCGGCCCTGCCTCCCTGATCCAATGAGGCGAGACCATGAACAAAGAAGCGGCCCTGCGCCGGCGCGATCCGATCGAGGTCGAGATTACCAGAACCACCACCATCGGCGGCGAGGGCTTCGGGGTCGGCTCGATCGTCTCTCTCGCGCCTGCTCTGGCGAAGGACTTGCTGCGCCGGGAGCGCGCGGTGCTGGCGCCCGAGACGGCCGAGAAGCCCGCGAAGCTGACCGCGGCGGAGAAGAAGGCCGCCGCTGCGGCGAAGGGGTGATCAATGCCTGCGCTCGCCTGGGAGGACCTGTCGCAGTTCATGCGCTCCGACGAGTTCGGGGCGCAGATTTCCGTTGCGCGGGCTTCGGGCGGCACGGCGTCCTTCGCGGCGATCTTTGACGATCCCTTCCTCGACGCGCAGCTGGGCGAGTATGTGCTGGAAACATCAGAGCCGCGCCTGATCGGGCGCGCGGCTGACATGCTCGGCATCGCGCGCGGCGACGTCGCGACGATCGACGGCCGCGCCTATGATGTGATGTCGGCTCCGCAGTCCGATGGGTCTGGCATGGCGACGCTCAGGCTCGCATCTGCAGATGGGCGCGCGTGATGCTGGGCGGGCTTTCAATCAACATCGACTTCGAGGGCATGCAGGCGCTGGCAGCCGAGCTTGGCGCGACCGAGCTGCAGGTCAAAAAGGCCGCGGGGCGCGCCCTCGCCAGAACCGCGGCGACGATCCGCAAGCGCGCGTCCAAGGAGCTGAGGGTCGCGCTGGGGCTTCGCAACGCAAAGGCGCTTCGGCGACGCCTCAAGGGGACCCGCTTGCGTCGCGGCGGCTCGCGCGCCGAGCTCGGGGTCTGGTTCGGCGCGAACGACCTGCCGATATCCGCATTCAAGGGCCGCCCTACCGCATCGCCTGTCGGCGCGCAGTTCCGCGGCGTGAGCTTTTCGGGCGGGTTCATCGCGAAGAAAACCCAAGGGACGGATGTCGGCAAGCGGACGATTTTCCGGCGCAAGACCGCGGCCGACCTGCCGATTGCCGAACAGAAGCTGCCGGTGTCGGACCAGATGCTCGCCTATGTCGAGGACGAGGTTTTCCCAGATATCGGGGCGATCTTCATGACGCATTTCCGCGCCGATCTGCGCGCGCGGGCAACCCTGGGGATCTAGTGATGGCATTTTCGGCGACGCATGACTTCGGCGGGACCTACCGCGGCGATACGCGGATCCTGACCGTCAAGGCGAACGGCGGCTCTGTCCAGGTGCAGGTCGAACATCAGTCCGGGGTCTGGATCACCTCCGATACGATCAGCGCGGACTATGCCGGCGAGCTGACATTCGGCTACGCCAAGGTCCGGATCGTGCCCGTCGGCGGCGCCACGTTCGCGGTGCGCTGAACCATGGCCCTGATCCGTCAGTCGCTCCTGTCCAATCTCATCAGCGGCTCGCTTCTTCGCCAATCCTTGCCGTTCGAGCTCACCCTTGGCGGAAAGCTGGTTCGCGACCACAACGCGGCCAGCATCGTCACTGTGCCGGGCGGCACGCAGACCCTGCCCAACGACAGCGCATCGGGGCTTCCGGCGTTCACCCAGGCAAACCCTGCGCGGCATTTGACTGTGGGAGCGACCAACGGAATCCCGTGGTTCCAGAGCGTGGGCCAGGGCGACGATGCAGATGCGGATTGGCTGGTAACTGCCAGCAACTTCGACATCCGCAAGACAGACATCTTCGGCCTGGTGATGCAGACTGGTGGCGAAGCCTTCATCATGGGCGATGTCGTCAATCGTCGGTTTGGCTTCTCCAACGGCAGACTGCGGACAGTTAAGATCTTCGAGACCGGCGCAGACGATGGCAATCGGACCGGCGCTCAGACGCATGCCTACAATCGGTGGTATGTGATCCACGCGCGCCTTGCCGAAAGCGGAAATTCCTTCATCCGCTCGTTTGGCCACGGGCTTGACGGAAACGGAGAATGGGCGGAGCTGGACCGGATCACCTTCGATGGCGGGGTTCGCACCAGCCCGACCAACATGCCCTACTTCATGGGGTCTGTGTTCAGCGACGCCACAGGAACGCCGCGCGGCACGGCGATCCGCGCAAACCGCGCGCTGGTATACACCCACGCATTGGGCATTCCGACTGACACTCAGGTCAATCTGCTCATCGGCGTGCTGCGCAGCACTGTCGACACCCTGCGGCTTTCGTTCTCGGAGAGCATTTCGGTTCAGGCCAGCAACGGCGAGGCGACGCCAATCGTCACCGGCATCAACATCCTGTCCAATGACCCAAGCGCCACCAGCGTGGCATCGGTCAACGCGGCGGCCGCGCCTTGGGCGGCGAGCATCGCTGGCAGCAACGGCGGCGTGTTCACGATCGGAACGGATGGGGCGGCGACGTTCGATCCCGGCACTGATTTCGCCTATGACGTGCTGGGAACAGCGCGCAGCACCGCGTTCACCTACACCACCGACCTTGGCGGCGGCGCGACGTTCACGGCTCAGGTGGCGGGCGGGTTCGAACCTGCTTATGTTCTGGCGCCCCAGACTGATGCCACCTTCTACGATGAGCTGGGCGTCGACAAAGTGTTGCTTTCGGGACACCTCAGCATCGAGGCGACGGTCGTCGGGACCATGACCCGCACGCCTGGCGCTGTCGGCACGGCGCATCTGGTCTTTGCCGATGATGCATCTGCGCTGGAGTATTCCTACACCGAGGCACCGCCCGTCGATTATGTCGGCGTCTCGCTGGCGATCCTGGTGCCCGCTGGCATCACCGCTGGCCGCGTGGTTGAAACCGCTGCGGTTGGCGGCGGCTATTTCCGCGTCGAGGTGATCGGCGACGATCTGCGCGTGGAGATCTCCGATGGCGTCGCCGCGCCGATCGGCATCTCCCGCGCTCTGCCGGCGCGCGATGAGGTCTTTGGCTTCACGGCCGCGCTTGGATCAGGCGGATTGTTTCTTGCCCTGTCAGGAGACACCGCAGGCAATGTCGTCAACGCCTCTCGCGCTGGGTATGACGCGCCCATTGCAGAAACTCTGCGGATTGGCGGCGCAGGGGCGCATCTTTACGGCGGTCAGCTTGCCAGCCCTGCCGACTTATCGGCGGCCGAGGCGGCGACGGCGGCGGCGGATGTTATGGCGACGTACGGAAATCAGTATTTTTGGAACGAATACCCATCAATACGGATCCATGACGCCAACAACCTGGACTCGCTTTCGCAGACTGATGGGCAGCAAGTTGGCGATTGGTTGGACATTTCCGGCAATAATTTTGCCGCATACCGTCAAAATGGCGGCACCGAAACTGGCGTTACTGTGGCAACGTCAAACGGCCTAAAGTATGTTCAAGGTGGCGGGGCTGGTGGCGGCTACCTCGAAGCCTCGGCAGACACAGACTTGCGCGGGCGTGAGGCTTGGGTGTTGTTTCAGGCTCCAAGCAGCGGCAGACTTTTGAGCAACCAAGAAAACTTGGATTTTTGGATAAGGGGTAGTCACGGAGATATAAGAATTGTTTTTGGAAAAACCTTATATGGCGTAACTAGCATGATGAGTCCATACGGCACCACTGTATCAGCGAATCAATGGTATGTGATGCGACTTGTATTTTCTGAAAATAATGGCGCCGAACTTTGGACGGATGAGGATCTGGACGCATCGCGAGGCGGCGGCTTTTCTTCCTCACCAACAGAAACCTTCAAAATTTCCCGACTATTTTCGGACGCTTCTGGGAACACAACAGTCGCTGGTGCTGCATTCATCGGGATATTCCCAACGACCGGTTCAGCGGGCGCTTTGACCGCTACGCAAGTAACCGCTGCGTGGAATGAGCTTGGCGCGCGCCGAGACATTCTAAACGGGGTGTGACGTGGGCGGCATTGCCGAAATAATGAGGTGGCGCAGGTGAAAAACTTCTTCTCTTGGTGGATCGCCGCCTTCGGCACGTCAGACGTGCTGGAAAACCCGGACGCCTCAACCCTCGCAGCCCGAGCAGCCGGGCATTGGGCGATTGGTGCCGCGTCGCAGATGTTTTTGATCAGCGCGGGGCTTCCATCGTGGGCAGGGCATACCGCCCTGTTCCTGCTCTATGGGGCGTTCGAGAACTGGCAGCACCGGCGCGATCCGGCTCGCCATCAGCGCCGCGTTGCGCGCCGCTGGGACATCGTGGTGGATTGGTCATCCGTGCAGCTGGGCGGCCTGTGCGCAGGGCTGAGCGCGGCCGCGGCCGGATGGCCGGTTCTGGGCGCCGTGATCGTGAGCGGCGTTCTCATTCTGGGCTCAGCGGCCCTGATGGCGCGAGGGCGTGCGGATGCCTGAGCCCGACACCGAGATCGATCTCGACGCGCTGCATCAAGCGATCCTTGACGCGATCGCGGTGCAGTTTCCCGCGCTGACCACCGTGGCGGATTATCCTGAAGATCGCGCGCAGCTGATCGCGCCCGCGTGCCTGGTGGAGCTGATCGACCTCGAGCCCACCGGGGAGGATCCCGGCACCGGGCAGCTGGCAGCGCTCGCGCGGTTCTCGGCGCGGATCGTTTTGGGGTTTCGCACGCCCAGCGGTGAGCGCGAGGTGCGCAAGCTGGCAGGCGCGCTCGCCGCGTTCGTCCATCAGCAGCGCTGGGGCCTGCCCATCGCGCCGGCCGAGGTGACCGCGATCGAGCCCGATGATTTCGAGCCTCAGCTGGATCGGTTTCTGGTGTGGTCGGTTCAGTGGGCTCAGGTCGTGCATCTGGGCGCTTCGGTCTGGACCAACGATGGCGCGATCCCGCAGGCGCTGTTTTCGTTCACGCCCTACATCGGCGTGCCGAACGAGCCGGCCTACCAGCCGATCGAGGATCCGAGCCTATGAGCTGGGCGCTGGGCGACATCGATCGGCGCATGCAGGGCTTGGTGCGGATCGGCGTTGTGACCGCGGTCGACGCCTCCGCCGCGCGCGCGCGGGTGAGCCTGGGCGGCGAGGCTGTCTCCGCATGGCTGCCGTGGCTTGCCGAGCGGGCGGCGACCATCAGCGTCTGGGCGCCGGTGTCGGTCGGCGAGCAGGTGCTGGTGCTGGCGCCGGGCGGCGACACCGCGCAGGGCGTGATCGTCGGCTCGCTGTTTAGCGCCGCGCGCGCCGCGCCCTCGACGGACGCGGCCGAGCATCGCCTGCAGCTTGGGGATGCCTCGATTTCGGTCCGCGATGGCGCGATCGAGATCTCCGCCGGCGGCACGGTCGTGACCATCGGCGGCGGCGGCATGGGCGTCAACGCGACCGTGGCTGTCAGCGGTGGCAATGTCACGACGACCGGAAACGTCGCCGCGAGCGGCAACGTCACGGCGACCGGCGCTGTCGCCGCGGGCGGGATATCGCTTGGCTCGCACACCCATCAGGCGCCTTCGGGCGGTGGAACGACGACGCCGCCCAACCAGACCTGAGCGGGAAATCCGCCAGAGGATGCGGGCGTCGCGCGCAGCCATGATCGCGGCATGAACGGCACCAACCCCATCACCGGAAAGCCAGTCTCTGGCATCGCGCACCTTCGCCAGTCGGTGCGTGATATCCTGACGACCCCGATCGGCACGCGGGTGATGCGGCGCGACTATGGCTCGCGCCTCTATCAGCTGGTGGATGCGCCGATGAATTCGGCGACCATGCTGGCGATCTTCGCCGCGACGGCCGAAGCGCTGGCGCGCTGGGAGCCGCGGATCGTGGTGCAGCAAGTCACCGCGACCGAGGCGGCGCCTGGCCATGTCGTGCTGGCGATCACCGGGCTCTACCTGCCCGATGGCGAGCTGGTAACTGTGGACGGGATAGAGGTTCTCTGATGGCCGGTGCTTTCACTGCAGTCGATCTCTCGCAGCTTCCTGCGCCCGATGTGATCGATGAGATCTCCTTCGAGGACATCCTCGCCTCAGCGCTTGCGGATCTTGTTTCGCGCGCGCCTGAGTTCGATGCGCTGGTCGAGAGCGACCCGACCATGAAGGCGCTGCAGGTCGCCAGCTATGTCGCGCTGCTGACGCGCCAGCGGATCAACGAGGCGGCGCGCGCCGTCATGCTGGCCTATGCCGCTGGCGCGGATCTTGATCAGATCGGCGCGAATTATTCTGTCGCTCGGCTCACCCTCGATCCTGGCGACGCGGCGGCGGTGCCGCCTTTGCCTGCCATCTATGAGAGTGACACCGATCTGCGCCGGCGCGTGCAGCTGAGCCCGGAGGCCTATACGGTCGCGGGGTCGGCGGGCTCCTATGTGTTCCACGCGCTGGGCGCGGACCCCGAGGTTCGAGACGCTCAAGCGGTCAGCCCGGCGCCGGGCGTGGTGACGATCTACATTCTTTCGCGCCTGGGGTCTGGGGCTGCTGGCGTCGATCTGACCGACGCTGTCGATGTGGTGCTCTCTGCCGACAATGTTCGGCCGATGACCGACTCCGTTGTGGTTCAATCTGCCAGCGTGACCGAATACCAGATCACGGCTGCGCTGACCGTCTATCCGGGCCCTGACGCGGAGATCATCCGCGCCACCTCGCAAGCGGCGGCATTGGCCTATGCCGCTGCGCAGCATCGGCTCGGCTATGACGTGACCCTGTCTGGCGTCTATGCCGCGCTGCATCAGGCGGGCGTGCAAAACGTCGCGCTCGCGAGCCCGTCCGAGGACATCGTCATGGGCGATGGAGAGGCCGCTTTCTGCACCGCGGTCACCGTGACGATCGGGGGCGCGGATGTCTGATCTTCTTCCTTCCAATGCCACGGAGCAGGAGCGCGCGGTCGCCGCGGTCATGAGCTTGATCGGCTCGCCCGATCCGCTGGTGCGCGAGGTTTGGAGCCCGGAGCTCTGCCCGAGCAATGTGCTGCCGTGGCTGGCCTGGGGCCTGTCGGTCGATCAATGGGACCCCGCTTGGACGGACGATCAAAAGCGCGCGAGCATCCGCTCGGCGCTCTCGGTGCAGAAGATCAAGGGCACCATTGGCGCGGTGCGCATCGCGCTGGGTGCGATCGGCATCGGCGCGCGCGTGGTCGAGTGGCATCGCCAGCAGACCCCTGGCGATCCGTTCACCTATCGCTTGCTGCTGGAGGCAGGCGCCAACGCCGCGACGCTCGAGGCGATCCGGGCCGCGCTCTCGATTGTGGACCGGACCAAGTCACTGCGCTCGCACCTCGAGCTGATCGAGGTCAGCGCCGGGACCCTCGCGGGTCCTTATGCGGCTGCATGGTCGAGCGTGGGGACGGAGATCACCCTTGCCTATCGATCGCCAGCCATCATCGCCATGGACAATGAAGTGGTGCTTTCCTGATGCAGACCCGGACCTTTTTCGCGACCGACGCTCTGCGCGCGGTCATCGCTGGCGCAGAGGTCCGGGTCTATACCGCCGGCACCTTGACGCCTGTCGCCACATATAACGCGGCCGGCGCGCTGGTCGCTCAGCCGCTGATCGCAGATGCTGTTGGGCGCGTGGACATTCGTATCGCAAATGCCACGGTCGACATCGTGTTTACCTCGGCCGCCTTGGCTACGACCCTCTCGGGGCAGGTGTTCTATTCCCCTGCCGCGGATGTCGCGCGGCCGCCGGTGCCGCAGGATTTCGGCGCGGCCTGGAACAACATCACGGACGATACAGATGCGCTGAACGCATTTTCTCGATTTCTCGCAACCTCGAGGAAGGCGGGGATCTTGCCACCGGATTTCGTGCTTGCGGAGCGGACGCTCTATTGGGGCGACGCGAAGATCACCGGGCAAGGCGGCCCGTCGAACGCAGCCTCGCCTTCGTCTAAGAGCGTGATCCGGTCAAACGCACCGATCGGTGTTTCGATGGCGCCGGCGGAGAATATCCCGGCGACCTATTTCGGGACCGAGTGGTCGAGCTTCACGGTCCTTGGAAATGCAGCAGGGTCCGCCCCGAACGAGCTCTGGGACCGCGCGGTCTATCCCTACCAGATCGGTCTTTGGCTCGGCCGAAACCACAACTTCATGCAGACCGTCGCGGGCGGCGAGCTGCCGACCATGGGTGGCTCCGGCGGCCTGACCATGCGGAACATCTCGGTGTCGGACTTCAGCGGCTGGGGTGCGGTCGGCAATAAGCTGTGGGGCCAGAGCGTCGGAGATACGATCTTTTTCCGGCGCTGCGGCGGCCGCGCCGCTTTCGAGCTCGGCGATGATCGTCTCGGGGGCGCGATGTATTTCTCCGGTGTGAGCGTCGATTTCAAGTTTACCAATGTGCATTCCTACGTGAACAACAACGCAGACCCCAATTTTGACCGGCGCGGCACAGGTCTGCGCATCGGCGCTCGGCGAACCGATACGGATGCGCTCGGTCGGCTCTGGGAGGCCGGCGGCAACCAGAAGTTCGACGGCGTGTTTTTCGAGCGTCATGCTTATCCGTTTGTCATCGAATCGACCAAGTCAGCGATGATCGATCAAGCATCGGTATCTGGCGAGGAATGCTTCTTTGGCTATGGGCCCAACCCCGGCGGGGACTGCAAGGTCGTCTTTGGCGCGTGGCGTGATTTCCAGATTGAGAAGATCCACATTCACCAATCGGACGAGATCGATCTGGGCAGCTTCCTTGTGCAATCCGCCGCGCCGGGCGGGCTCGAGATCCTCTACTCCAGCGGCTTTCGCTGGCAGCGCCCCGGCGGCGATGACACCGGCGGCTTCTACCACAAGCCGGTGCGCCTTGTTCCGATTGCCGATGCGAAGGGCGAGACCGGATTGCGCGGGCTGACGGGGTTCCGGCCACATGCCGCTACCAACATCGACCCGACCGAAATGGGGCGCAATCTGCTGCCAGCGTTTAGCGCTGCCGGGCAGTCTTTCGCTCCCTGGACCGCGAATGCGCAGGGCGGCGGCGGAGCAGGCTCGCCATGGCGCGCTCAGCTCTATGAGGGAAGGGCGATCACATCGCCCAATATTGCCGCGCCCAATGATGAGCTGATGACGCTCGCCGCTTGGTGCTCGATTTCTGCAAACGTGAACGGCAGCGATATCTTGGCGGCGGTTCTGGACGAGACCGGCGCCGTCATAATCGAGCGGGCATTCGGGACGGGTTCCATCCTCGGTGCAACGGCGCCCGAGCGGCGCCTGATGATGCTCAATTTCCGCATGCCTGCCAGCGGCCTGTGCAAAGTGCGCCTGAGCAAGAACGCGTTGAATTCAGTTTACTTCGAGCATCCCGTTCTCGTGCCCGGCGCGCTCGGCTCGCCTGGCAAGCGCCGGCTTGGGCTCTGGCCTACGCCTGCCGGCATGATTTCCTGCATCTAACCCGGAGCGACGCATGTCCTTTGCCACAATCCACACAACGGCCGGCCTTCTGGCACTCGCACAGGCTCAGGCGGTGGGCGTGCCGATTAATTTGACCGAGATGGCGGTCGGCGATGGCTTGGGTGTCGCGGTCATCCCGGACCCCGAGCAGACCGGGCTCGCGCGCGAGCGGTTTCGCGCCGGCATCAATCGGGTCTACAAGCCCGACCCATCGGGCCGCCCGAACGCCTACGCCGCAGAGCTGATGATCCCGGCGGCGGAGGGTGGGTTCACCCTGCGCGAGGTTGGATTGTTCGACGCGAACGGGACGCTGTTCGCCGTGGGAAACCTGCCCGAAACCTACAAGCCGGCGGCGGGCGATGGCGCCTTCGCTGACACCGTGGTGCGGGTCGAGTTCGAGGTGTCGAACGCGGCCGTCATCACCCTGGTGGTGGATCCCAACGTCTCGATCGCAACGCAGACATGGGTCGCCAACACCGTGAACGCCTGCGCTCTCATTCCTGGCGGCACCACCGGGCAGGTCCTGCGCAAGGCGACCAACGGCTGCGGCGACACCGAGTGGGCGGATCCGACCGAGGTCAACGTGACCGTCTCCACCATTGAGGAATTCCAGACGCTTGCCGCGGCGCAGACGCAGGTCGATCTGGTGATCGTCAACACCACCGGGCTTGCGGTTTATATCGACGGGCTGCGCTTGCCGCTCAAGGCGGGCGCTGATGGATGGCAGCCCGATGGCTCGATCTCGAGCCGCATGCATCTCGGACAGGCCTATGACGGCTCCGAGATCATCGCGGTGCAGAACGAGCCGGCGTCCGATCTGCCCGACGCGCTCCTGCAGGCGCAAAACCTTTCGGACGTTCCGGACAAGGCGCTGGGGCGCGCTAACTTGGGCGTGATGTCGATCGCGGCCACCAAGCAGCGGACCCCGGCCGGCGCGCTGATGGACTTCGCCATGGCGACGGCGCCCACGGGGTGGCTGAAATGCAACGGCGCCATGGTCAGCCGCACCGCCTATGCGGAGCTGTTCGCCGCGATCGGGACGGTCTGGGGCGAGGGTGATGGCGCCCTGACCTTCAACCTGCCCGATCTGCGCGGCGAGTTCCGGCGGGGATTGGATGATGGGCGCGGCATCGATCCCTCTCGCGCGCTCGGCAGCGCGCAAAGCGGCCAGGTGGGAAGCCATCGGCACAGCATCGCGCGGGTCGCGACGGCCTATGGCTATGAGCCTTGGAATGGCGGCGACGGCCAAGATTGGAACATCAACACCGGCGGGTTCACCGGCTATGCGGGCGGCTCCGAGACCCGTCCGCGCAACGTCGCAGTGCTGAGCTGCATTAAATTCTGAAAATCTGCATAAAATTCTGAATAATCTGCATCAAATTCTGAGGAGTGGCTGCGGTGATCGTCTACCAGCACGACCATGCGGGCTTTTATGTCGGACCGCTCGAGGCTGACCCTTCGCCGCTCCAGCAGGGCCAGTTCCTGATCCCGGCGCGCTGCGTGACCGCCCCGCCGCCGATCGTGGTGACCGAGGGGATGGCGGCGCGCTGGAGCGGCGCGGCGTGGGCTGTCGTGCGCGAGCCGACGCAGCCCGACCCTGTCGCCAAGCTGCAAGCGTTCCTTGAGGCAAACCCTGATGTCGCCGCGCTGATCGGCTGAGCGGGAAATCCGCCAGAGGATCGCCGCGCGCGCGCCTTGCATGATCCTCGCGAATTCTGATTTTGATGAGCGAGGGCGCGATGACCGAAACCTTCCTGCATGGCGTTCAGGTCCTTGAGATCGACGCGGGGCCACGTCCGATCCGGACCGTGCGCTCCGGTGTGATCGGCATCGTCGGCACGGCGCCCGACGCGGACCCCGCGCTGTTCCCTTTCAACGTGCCGGTGCTGATCGCTGGATCGCGCCTCGAGGCCGCCGGCTTGGATACGGTCGGCGACGGCGAGGGCACGCTGCCCGGCGCGCTCGACGGCATCATGGACCAGATCGGCGCCGTGGTGATCGTGGTGCGCGTCGAGGCCGGCGCGGACGAGGCCGCCACGCTGGTGAACGTGGTGGGTGGCGTGGCTGCCGGCACGGGAACCTATGAGGGCGTGCAGGCGCTGCTGGGCGCCGAGAGCGTTGTCGGCTTCGCGCCGCGGATCCTCTGCGCGCCGGGCTGGACCCACCAGCGCCCTGAAGGCGCGGCAAACCCTGTCGTGTCCGAGCTGCTGGGCATCGCCGAGCGGCTGCGCGCGGTGATCATCGCCGATGGGCCCAACACCACCGACGCGGCCGCGATCACCTACGCTGGGGACTTCGGCTCCGATCGGGTCTATTTGGTGGACCCATGGGTGAAGATCTTCAACACCGCCGGCGAAGTCGTGTCGGAGCCCGGATCCGCGCGGGTCGCGGGCCTGATCGCGAAATCCGACAATGATCGCGGGTTCTGGTGGTCGCCGTCAAACCAGGTCATCAACGGCATCATCGGCACCACGCGCGCGATCGATTTCAAGCTGGGGGATGCAAATTCGCGCGCCAACCTGTTGAACGAGGCGCGCGTCGCGACGATCATTCGCCAGGACGGGTTCCGCCTCTGGGGCAACCGCTCTCTGACGGCCGACTCAAAGTGGACGTTCCTGTCGGTGCGGCGCACCGCGGACCTGATCAATGAAAGCCTGCAGCGCGCGCATCTCTGGGCGGTCGATCGGAACATCACCCGCACCTATGTGCAGGACGTGACCGAGGGCGTGAACGCCTACCTGCGCACGCTCAAGGCTCTCGGCGCCATCCTTGGCGGCGAGTGCTGGCCTGACCCGGACCTGAACACGCCCGCGAACGTGGCGCTGGGCAAGGTCTATTTCAACTTCGACTTCACCCCGCCCTATCCGGCCGAGCACATCACGTTCCGCTCGCATCTGGTCAATACGTATATCTCGGAGGTGTTTGCCTGATGGCCGCTCGCGACGTTCTCAAAAACTTCTCGCTCACCTTCGACGGGCGTGGATATGCCGGGCAGGTGACCGAATACAACGCGCCCGATCTGACCATCGTCACCGAGGATTATCGCGCGGGCGGCATGGACGCGCCGCTCGCGCTCGAGATGGGCATGGAGGCGCTGACCTGCAGCTTCGTGCTGATCTCCTACGATGCCGATGTGCTGTCCTATTGGGGCTTGGCGCCTGGGCAGGCGGTTCCGCTCACGGCGCGCGGTGCGATCGAGGGCTATGACGGAACGGTCAAGGCGGTCGTGCATTCGATGCGCGGAAAGATCACCTCGGTCGCGCGCGGGACCTGGGGCTCCGGGCAGGCCGCCAGCCTGACGATCACCATGGCGCTGGATTACTATGCCGAAACGATCGACGGCGTTTCGATCTGCGAGATCGATATCGAGAACATGATCCGCGTGATCGGCGGGGTGGATCGCCTGGCGGCTGTTCGCGCCGCGCTGGGCCTGTGAGGGAGCGGCCATGACCGATCGCGCGCCCTACCTCACCGAGAACGCGGATGGCAGCGTCACCGTGCAGCTGCGCCGCCCGCTGACCGTCGCGGGGGTCGACATGCCTTCGTTGACCATGCGCGAGCCGACCGTCGCCGATCAGCTTTCGGTCGCCAAGAAGGCAACCGACGCGGAGCGCGAGGTCGCGTTGCTCGCCAACATCTGCGAGGTGGCGCCGGCGGATATCGGTCGGCTCACCATGCGCGACTACGGCCGGCTGCAGGAAGCATACCGGGATTTTCTCATCTGAGCTCAAGGGATTTGCGCACGGGCGTGCTCGCGCTCGCGCGCCACACCGGCTGGCCTTGGGCCGACATCGCGGTGATGTCGATCAGCCGCTTCATCTTTTGGCTCGAGGGTCTGCCTGATGGCCGGTAATCAGCGCCTCGGCGCAACCATCACGATCGGCTCGGTCCTCAGCTCGGCCGTGGGTCGCCACCTCGGCTCCATCTCCGGAGGGCTCGCGCGGATCGGCGCGGAGATGAGCGAGGTCCGCGAGCGGCAGCGCGAGCTTGCGCGGCAGCGCCGCGTGCTCGAACGCGAGGGCCGCAGCGTCGAAGAGCTCGACCGTGAATATGCAGAGCTTGAGCGGCGACTGCGCGAGCTCACTCGCCAGCAGGAGAGATATCGGCGCGCCCAAGAGGCAAGCGTCCGGGTCGGCGCTACCTACGGCCGCATGGTGCGGCAGGTCGGCGGGTTCGCGCGGCGTGCCGCTGAAGGATTTGTCGTTCTGGGCGGTGCAATTGTTGGCGTGACGACTGCGGTCGCCAGTCAGACCGAAGAGCTCAATCGCAACGCGAAGCGCTTGGGCGTCTCGACCGAGTTCCTGTCGCAGATGCAGTTCGCCGCGGGCAAGTTCGGGGTCGAGAACGATGCTCTGGTCGACGGCCTGAAGGAGCTTTCGCTGCGCGCGGATGAATTCGCGGTCACCGGCAAGGGCTCGGCTGCCGAGGCATTCGAGCGGATCGGCATCTCCGCGAAGGAAGCCGGCGTGCTGGCGTCCGATACCGCTGCGCTGTTCGCCGTTGTCCGGGACCGCATGTCCGAGGTCACGGATTCCGCCGCGCGGCAGCGCATCTCGGATGAGCTGTTCGGCGGCACCGGCGCTGAGCAGATGATCGAGTTCCTCTCGATCTCGCGCGCGGAGGTCGAGGCGCTGGGCGCGGAAGCGACGAAAGCCGGCGCGACCGTGACCGAGGCGCAGGCCAGCATGGCGCGCGATTACACCCGAAATTTCAATCGGCTTGGCAAAGTGATCGAAGGCCTGACGCGCACCGTCGCGAACGAGGTCATGCCAACGCTGACAAAAGCCTTCGGCGAGATCGGCGACCTGCTGATCGACAACATTGGCAACGCGAAGGCTCTGGGCGTCACGCTCGCCGAGGGCGTGAAAACAGCCATCCCGGCCATTCGCGATCTGGCATTCGGGCTTGGCAGTGTCGCGACCAAGGTTGGCGCGGTGATCCTGGGCATCAAGGATATCGTGGGCGGCTGGGAGAATTTCGGCATCGCCATCGGCGTGCTCATGGCGAGCGGCGCGATCCTGTCTTTCATCACGTTCATCGGCTCGATCGCGGGCTTTGTCGCGTCGATGGTCAGTCTTGGCTTGGGTCTGCCGATTGTCGCGAGCGGCGTGGCTGCGATCGGCGTGGCGCTGACCGCAAACCCGATCGGCGCCTCCATCGCTGCCATCGCGCTCGGGGCGACGCTGATCATCGCGAATTGGGGCAAGATCAAGGAGTTCTTCGCGCCGGTGCTCGAGTGGCTGGGCGCTAAGTTCGATTGGCTCATGGGCAGGATCTCTCCGCTCATCGAGGGCGCGAAAACGCTGGGGTCTGCGCTGTCGAGCGTGTTCGGCGATGGCGACGATGAAGGCGAGGCGCCGCCCGTCACGCCTGGCGCGCGCGGGCGCGGCCGCAAGACGTCCCTGCCGGCTCAGGTTTCGCTGGCGCCGGGCTCGGCCGCCGCGGCGAGCGTGGTGACGACCAACCAGATCACCATCAACGCGGCCAACATGACGCCGCAGGAAATGGTGACCGAGCTCGAGCGGCACCTGGCTCGATCGAAAGATGATGCGCTCTACGATTCCGCGACCAGCGCCGGGCAATACGGGGGCGGGCTATGAGCGAGGTGATGCTCCAGCTGGGCGGCTATCAGTTCTCGATCACCTCCGCGGCCTATCAGGATCTTTCGCGCGAGGTCGATTATCGCTGGACTGCGCAGGAGCGGATTGGCGCGCTCGATGCGTTGCAGTTCACCGGGGTCGGCTCCGACTCCATGGAGCTTCGCGGCGTGGTCTATCCGTTCCATCGCGGCGGGCTTGGTCAGATCGATGCGCTGCGCTCCGTCGCGGCGGCGGGCGATCCGCTGACGATGGTTTCGGGCACCGGCGCCGTGCTGGGCAGATGGGTCATTCTGTCGGTTCGGGAGGGGCAGGCCGTGTTCGCCGCGCGCGGCCTCCCTCGCCGCGTGGAGTTCAGCCTGCGCCTGCGCAAATTTGACGAGGGGGCGCAGGGGTGACCTATTATCGAACCAAGGAAGGCGACACCGCGGACCTGATCGCCTGGCGCATCTATGGGCGGCAGGACGCCGGCGTGGTCGAGGCCATCCTCGAGGCCAACCCTGGGCTCGCTGACCGCGGGCCCGAGCTGCCCGAGGGCATGCGCCTGCTGATCCCCGACGCGCCTCAGAGGTCTGCCACAGCGAGCGTGCGGCTATGGTCGTGAAGCTCTGGCGGCCGCTGCTGCGCGTGACGGTCAACGGCGAGGATGTGACGGCCGTCATCGAGCCGCGGCTGATCTCGCTGACCTTGACCGATGAGGCTGGGCTGAAATCGGACGTGGTGGATCTGATCCTCTCCGACCACCTGCCGGCAGCGCGTCTCGAGATCCCTGCCGCAGGCGCGGAGATTTCCGTCGCGCTGGGCTATGACGGCCGCATGCGCGAGATGGGGCTGTTCGTGCTCGATGAGGTGTCGGTCGAGGGGCCGCCTGACCGGCTCCGCCTTCGCGCGGCGGCCAGCACCAGCGGCGCCAGCGCCGGGGGCCGTTCCGCGCTGACGGCGCAGCGCAGCCGCAGCTGGGCGCTGGGCACGACCATCGACGCGCTGGTCGCCACGATCGCGCGCGAGAATGGGCTCGTGCCGGCGGTCGCCGCAAGCCTGCGCGCCATCGCGCTGCCGCACATCGACCAGCTGGACGAAAGCGACATCAGCCTGCTGACCCGTGTCGCGCTGGACCATGACGCGCTGTGCAAGCCCGGCGGCGGGCGCCTGATCTTCGTGGCGCGCGGCGAGAGCCTGACGCTGTCGGGCGCGCCCATGCCGCTGATCAAGCTGGCGCCGGGCGACGTGACCCGCTGGAGCATGTCCGGGCGCCAGCGCCCACTGGTGGATAAGGTCGTGGCGACCTATCAGGATCCCGGCGCGGGCGGCCCGCAGGAGGTTACGGTCGACGCATCTGACAACGCGATCGCGGGCGCCGGCGCGCGCGGCGATGAGATATTGGCGTCGGGATCTCAAACCAAGCGCTTGCGCCGCAGCTATCCGACGAGGGAGGCCGCGACCAGCGCGGCGCAGGGCGAGGTCGATCGCTCCGCTCGCGAGGGCCTGAAGCTGTCGATCTCCCTGCCCGGAGACCCAGACTTGGTCGCGGAGTCGCGCCTGCTGTTGGAGGGGTTCCGCCCTGGCGTGGACCGCGAGTGGCTGGTGACCAGCGTCACCCATGCGATCGATGCGTCGGGTTATCGGTGTTCGGTCTCGGCTGAGCAGCCGAATTGATCCGCTTCTATCGCATCGCATCAGTGTGTTAAAGCAATGTTATTGCTCGCTTATTCGTTGAATACCGGCGCTAGTGGAGGTATTCTAATTGCAGGCAAACGACGCAGCCTGGATGAAGGAAAACGGCCATGAAAACCAACACCGCCCGCAAATCAAACGACGCAGCCCTGAACGCCTTCATTGCGAAGAAGGCTCAGATCGACGCCATGATCGCGCAGCTGCAGGCGCTCAGCGAAAATCACTTCGCCAAGGCTCCGGGCTCGGTCAATTGGGCTGACGTGGGCAGTTTGGAATTCATCGAGGGCAAGCTGCGCGAAGTTCAGGATTTCGCCGGCGTCTAGCAGCCCGGCTGATGGGGCGGCCCGCTTTATTTTCTCTCCCTCACATGAGGGCGAAAAAATAAAGCGGGCTTCGCCAAATCAAAACGGCATATCATCGTCAAACTCGGGCCCGCCGTCGCCTGCGCCGGTGGCGCCACCTAGCGGGGCGCCTGGGCCGTCGAAGCCTCCGCCCGACCTCGCGCCGCCACCGCCTCGATCGTCGCGCCCACCGCCGTCCTGGTCGCTGTCATTGCGGCTGTCGAGCAGGGTGATGGACCCGCGGAACGGCCGCACCGTCACCTCGGTCGTGAACCGTTCGGATCCGCTCTTGTCCTGCCATTTTCGCGTCTCCATCTGGCCCTCGATGTAGACCTTCGATCCCTTCTTCAGGTAGCGCTCGCAGAGCTGGACCAGCGCATCGCTTGAGACCAGTACTCGATGCCATTCGGTGCGCTCTCGACGCGTGCCCGTCGCCTTGTCCTTCCACGTCTCCGAGGTGGCGATGCTCAGCGAGCAGACCCTTCCGCCATTCTGGAATGTGCGGACCTCCGGATCCCGTCCGAGGTTCCCGAGGATGATCGCCTTGTTCACGCTGCCGGCCATGGCTGGATCCCTTCGCTGGATGATTGCTTGGTTCCGACCTTCGTGAGTCGATCGGTCGAAAATGGGTTAGCCAGACGCATGAAAGGTCCTGACGCTCTGTGCGGACATCTGCAGGCGGTTAGCCATGGCAAAGCGTTGATAACGCTCAAATGTTGCGCTCCCACCCCGCACGCCACGCAGTGCCGCAGGTGACAGAGAGCGCTGGCAAGGCGCGCCCGATGTGTGCCAATTGCCCGCACAACCCCTTGAGGCCCCATGGGGCTAAGTGTGCCGCAGATTCTCTGCAAGCCGTTGTTTTCGTTGGCGCGTGCGGTTCCCGTTGGGGATACCACCTCGGCATTTTTGCTCGCAAAGACAAAGCCTTATGGCGTGGTGTGCCAGCCAGATTTTATAGGTGTGCCACTCTCATTTGGTGCCTAGCATCGCCATCGCGATAGCGCGTCTATCAACAGCCTGCGTGTATCTCTGCACCTCGGCCAGCGTCAGGTGACCGCTCATGGTGGCGATCTGGTGGACGCTGAAATTCTTCTCCGCCCAGTAACAGCAAAACGCTTTGCGCAGTCCATGAGCGCTGCACTGCTCCGGCAGGCCCGCCTCAGCGATCCACTTGCGAAGCTGGTTTCCGAAGGCGTTCCCATCAGCCCATGCGCCGCCGCGCCCGTGCTGCATCCATGGCGTCCCGAGCGGGAGGTCAACCACCAGCGACGCGAGCTCGTCCTGGACGGGGATGTGCGCGACGGCGCCCGTCTTTTCCTGCTTCACCGTGAGGATGCGCTCCTTCACCATGCTCCACCCCATCCGCACCGCATCGCCGCGCCGCTGACCTGTGAGCAACAGCAGGTCCATGGCGATGCGCTGGCGCGTGCCTGGAGCCCAGAACGCGCGGTAGGTCGCGATTTCCTCTGGCGTCCATGTGTGGCGACCAGCGACTTTTCGGATCTTCGCTTTGATGCCGCTCGCCACGTTCGCATTCAGGTCGCCGCGCTCGATCGCAGCCTCGAGCATGGCGCGGATCGACATGACCATCACGCGCTTGGTCTGCGGCGGCAGGTCTGCAGTCAGCTTGCGGATGTGACCTTCTTGCATTCCACTGGTCGGCAGCTCGCCCACACGGCGCCCGTTGATTTCCATCTCCATGAAACGCCGCAGGAGATTCCGCCGCGCCTTTTGTGTGTTCGACGCGAGCGCGCCAAAATCGTGGCTCGCGAGGTAGCGGCTCACATGCGCTTCCACCGACCCGGGCGAAGTCAGCGCTGGGCGGTCGCTCATCGTGGCCGCATATTCGTCTGCGGCGCGCGCATAGGCTGCTATGAACGCCGGCGCCGAGAACGGCACTTTGACCGGCAGCACGCGCTGGAACGCCCCGCGCCTGTAATAGCGTCGGCAGATCTTGCCCTGCATCCACTCATGGACAAAGGGCGGCTTCACGCGAGGCCCCAAGCGTCGGATGCCTCAGCGCCGCGGAGGTCATCCGCGAAGGCGTCGAGGTCGAGGCGGTCATAGACCACGACGCGCGATCCGAGCTTCCGCGGCTTGATCCCCAAGCCTGAAAGCGTCGAGACGCTGATGCCGAGATATTCCGCGGCGGCGCTGGGCCGCAGCAGGCGCGGAAGAAGAATGACGGGAGCGCGGTTCATGCCGCTCACCCTTCGATCCATGCGAGCACGCGTCGATCGTGATGCTGCTGGGCGAGGCTGCGCATGTCGGCATCACCATCGATCTCACCCAGCATTTCGCTCCCGCCCTCATGATGCGCAAAGAGCAGCTGCGTGCGGCCGACCTTTTGTGGTGCGGGCCAGTAAAAACCGCCCACGCCATTCCCTTCCATGTGACCGGCTGGCGTGGCGCTCCATTGCAGCGGCCGGATGGTCACGGATTGCGGTGCCGCAGTCCGATCCTTTTTCGCGCTGGGCGCGGGGATCTGCCCAAGCCAAGCAATTCGCTCGAATGTATCGATCACCCATTTCGGGATTGAGCTGCGGTTGAGCGCTCGATTCAGACCGCCGCGGGCCAGTCGCAGCACGTCGAGATCCGCCTGCGTGCGCTTGCGCAATTTCGCCTCGCCTTGCGCTTGCGCCAGCGCCGCGCCGTCGACCAGGTCGGCGCCCGCGCGTGATCCGAAATGCACCGCGTCCCTGGGCGACATTCCTGCCAGCTGGAGATCGTCGGTTCGCTCTGCCACGCGCTGGGCCCTCAGCGCCTCGAGCGGGAGGTTGTTCTCCATCATTGCACCGCGCCTTCGGACCACGACCCGCCTTCGCCCAGCAGGCCGCGCATCATGAGGCGCGCTGCGCCCAGCGAGTCGTGGTCGCTTTCGGCAACCATCGTGATCTGGCGCCGTCCTATTGCTTTGAGCTCGACCCTGGTGGTTGGGGCCGAAACCTCGAGCAGGGCCGCCTCCACGAAACGCTTGGGGATCCGGAGCTTGTACAGGCAGGTGTATGAGGTGACGCCGCCGGCAAGCGCTCGCCGCGCGAATTCGAGCGGCTCGTGGATCAGCAAGGCCGCCCGGACAATCTGCAGATGCGTGCCCATGGCGCGCGCTGTGTCCAAGTCGGTTCCGCCGCGCATGTAGTGAGCGACGATCGCAGATGTCGCAGCGGTCGCCTTGCCTAAATCCGGATCCTCATTTTGCTTCCATACCTTCGTGACCTTTGAGTAGGTCACCCCGAGCTGGCGAATGGTTTCGCTCTTGGTCGAACCGGCGCGCCGCAGGTCGAGGATCTGCTCGTCTATCGTGGCTTCCATGTGATGCTCCTTCGTCACATCATTGCAATGAGGGCGACGGCGAGGCCGAATGTGCCAACCAGCGCGGGGATGATCCACCATCCCGATGGCCATTGCGGTCCCATCAGGCCGCGCCTGCGGATTGATCCGCGGCGGGCTCTGCGCTTGCTTCGGCCGAGATCAGAAGGTGCAGGCGATGGACCTGCACTTGTTCTTCCTCGAGCTCGATGCCGGCGCGGACCAGCAGGCTCAGCGCCTCAGCGCGCATCGATGCCGCTTCGATCAGCCGACCGTCGCCAGCGGCCATGTTTGCCATTTTTCGCAAGTTCCGCGCGTGCGGCCGGTAGAGGTCGATTTCCATGTCGTGCTCCTGGTCAGGCCGCGTCGATGAGGATGTGGAAGGCGGCGAACGTGGCGAGGATCACGGCGGTCGCCACCGTGGCGCTGGCGATTTGTGCCAGGGTGCTTTTGGCGCCGGGCTCAGCGTGCAGCCGGTCAGCAGTGCTCCAAGCGGCGGCGGCTATGATTGAGGCGGCTATCGCCATGGATTCCGAAGCGGCAAAGGTCGCGACCCACCCAAAGGTCACGGCGCCGCAAGCGGTCCAGTCCAGCGCCCGTGCCATCGGCTGCCGCAGGAGGATCTGCAGCGCCATCCATTCGGGGCTCATGGCCAGCCTCCGACCCATGCGATTGCAGCCGGCCAGAACCAGATGCCTC